AAGGCCACCTTTTTGCCGGCCCTGTTCGGGAAGATTTTCGGCGCCGGAGCCGAGCCACAACCCGAGCCGGGGTATCCGGCCCTGGCAATCGATCGCGACCTGTTTGGCGCGATATCCCTGACGGAGGAGGAGACCCCGATGACGAACGAGGAAAAGCAGGCCTTTGAGGCTATGCAGGCCAAGGTGGCTGAGCTGGGCGGTCAGTTGACCACGGCCACGGCCCAGTTGACCGAAATGCGGCAGAACTACAGCGCCGCTCAGCAGAGCGCCGCCAAGGCGGAGGCTGAGGCCTTCTATGGCGCGCTCCGGGACAAGGGCATTGTGCCCCCGGCCCAGTTGGCCGATGTGGTTGCCCTTGACCAAAAGATGTCCGATGGCGAGCGCAAGCTGTACCGCGAATATCTGGCGGCCAAGAAGCCGGTGGTCGAGGCTGGTGGCCAGCACTTTGCCAACCAGGGCACCGCGCCCAAGCCAGCACCTGCCAACGACGACGAGCTGGTGCGCGAAATCAAGAAGTACCAGGCCGAACACGGCATCAAGAGCTTTGGTGAGGCGGCGGAACTGTACTACGCCACTGCCAACAAGTGAGGAAGTGATTATGGAAAAGCGTTCCTTTGTGGCCGAATCGGCCCTGACCCCTGGCTATGCGGCAGTTTTTGGCGTGGCTGAAAATGCTGCGACCGCTCCCGCTGCCGGCGGCGCTGGCGTATTCGCCGGTGTGTTTGCCGCCAAGAGCGATCCGGTGGCCGTGGCTGCCGGTGATCATGTCACCCTGGTGTTGCACGGGCCGTGCAAGGTTGTGGCCGGCGGCGCCGTATCCAAGGGCGATACCGCCACGCTGAAAACCGACGTCACCGGCAAGCTGGTGAAGGCCCCGACCGCCGTTGGCAAGTATGCCACCTGTGGCTTTTTTCTGGAGGACGGCGCCGATGGCGATTACGTCGATTTCTTCGTTCAGCGCGGCAGCCTGACCATCACGGCCTGAGTGCCGCAACAAGGAGAGTGAGCAATGAATGGTGACAAGGGGTATATCAACCCCCTACTGACGGAATTGACCGTCGATTATTCCCAGGGCATCCGGGAGAAGAACATCGCTTCTCTGCTGTTCCCCCGGATCTCGGTATCCAAGCCCACCGGCGAGTATGTGGCCTTCGACAAGGACAACATGCTGAAGGTCGGCGACGATGCCTTTGATGACAACGGTCAGTCCAAGCAGGCCATGGTCGGCGGCACCAAGGTTCCGTACAGCACCCGCCAGCGCGGCCTGCACGACCATTACCCCCTGACCGAGGCCGAGGTGCGCGAAGGCCCCTTTGCCATCAGCGACAAGAACATCACCGAGCGCCTGGTGACCCAGTTGGAGCTGAACAAGGAATACCGGGTGGCCCAGAAGGTCATGAACCTGGCTGGCCGCGTGACTGCCCTGGCCGGTGCCGGCGAGACCGCCGCCAACAAGTTCACCAGCGGCGCCGCCAACAATGGCGATCCCTTTGCCGCCATCCAGAACGGCATCGCCCAGTGCTTCTACCGGCCGAACCTGATGATCATTTCGGACAGCGTCTTTGACGTGCTGGAATACCATCCCGATCTGCTGGCCAAGCTTGGCGAATCCAACATGATCAAGCAGGTCAACGAAGAAACCTTGGCCAAGTTGTTCCGGGTGCAGCGGGTGGTCCGGGCTCAGGGGAAAGGTGACGCCAGCAAGAAAAATGTCAGCGGCGCACTGACCCTGACCGGCCTCTGGGGCAACTCGATCATCATGGCCTACGTGGACAATCGCCCCTTCTATCCCTCCATGGGCGCCGAGCTGGTGGTGAAGTATTCCGGCTCCAGTTCTGAAGGCTACATCGTCCGCACCTGGGATGATGAACGCGCCGGCCTGAAGGGCGAACACTTCGTGCAGGTTGGCTACGAAAGCGACGAGCGCGTGGTTTGCAGCGACCTGATCTATGTCCTGAAAGACTGCATCTAAACCGGAGGATAGGCCGTGGGCTATGTGACCAGACAAGAGCTTGCCGCGCGGATCGGCGTGGACAAGTTGGTGGGGTTGACGATCGGGAGCTTTCCCGACTCGGTGCCGAGCGCCGACTTTTCGGCGACGGTGCTGGACCCCATCCTGGTTGCCGAGGACCGGACCTTTGTTGGAGGGCTGTATACCGATGACGCCGGGGTGTTTGTCCTGGCTACCCTATCGGATGCCCAGAAAATGCGGTACCTGGACATTCACTTGGCTGCCCACGGTTTTTCGCTGGTCGATGAGGCGATCGAGGATGCGGGAGCGGAGATTGACGGGTATCTGGTGGAACGTTACCGGACGCCAGTCGACCCGGCTCCCAAGAATCTGAAGACCTACTGCGCTGACCTGGCGGTCTACAACCTGCTGTCCCGTAAGGGGCTGAACGAGGACGTGGACAAGGACATTGTGCGCCGAGCGGACAACGCCCGAGCCTTTCTGTTGAAGATCGGCGAGGGCAAGCTTTCCCTGGGGATTCCCAAAAAGGACGACCAGGGAGCGGTGACCGAGTCGGTGCCGTTGGCTCCGGCCGGGTTTCGCACGCGGCCCAAACTGGATTTTAGAGGCTATTGAACAGCCATTAAACGAGGTTAAACGGTGGGCACAGCGCAGGTAGGCGTACAGCTTGAGGGCTTCGAAGAGATCGGGCGGTTCTTTGCCAGGCTTGATGCCTTTGACAAAAAGAAGCTGGCCGACTTTGTCGGTGCCGAGTTGGCGGACGAGGCCGAGCAGGCCTTTCAGGATCAGAAAGACCCGGTCACCGGAACAAGTTGGCCCGAGCTGGCAGCGTCTACCTTGGCCAAGAAAGGCGGGGGCGGGACGAAGCTGGTGCGACGTGGACACCTGCGCCGTTCGATCGGTGCCCAAGGGTTTCCGGATGGGTCGGTACTGGTAGGCAACCGAATGGTTTACAGCCGCATTCATCAGGAAGGCGGAAAGACTGGACGCGGCGGGAGCGTGACGATGCCACAGAGACGGTTCCTTGGTTACAACGAGCAGTTCCTGACGCGCATCTACGAAGACGGCGCGGTGCGGAAGATTCTGGGGTTTGAGGAATGATCAAGGAAGCAAAGGATCTGCTGGAGCAACTGGTCAAGACACACACGCCGATCCGATAGGTGGCTCGCCGGAAAGCCGAGGGTGACAGCCTGGTCCAAAGCAAGCGCCTGCCCTATGCCGTGCTGTTGACCGCCGATGGCCAATTCGATGAACGGACGGTCAAGACCATCAAGTACAAGGACACCGCCGGCCAAATCCAGTCGGTGCAGACGCGGGGTACTCGCAAGGTGCCCATGGAGCTGCAGGTGGTGGCCGAGACCGAGGAGAAGGTGGACCGGTACCTCGGCGACGTGGTGCGCAATCTGCCGCGAACGTGGGTGTTGGGTCAGTTTGCTGGCACGATCAACATACTGACCGAGCACCTGGACGACTATTCGAGCAATTACCAGGACAGGGCGATGATGAGTGTCTTCGTCATGTTCACCATGGAAATTGGCGCCGATCCGGTGCCGGTTCCGATGCTGGGCGGTGCGACCGTCCAGCCAGCATAAGGAGGCCGTATGGCAAAAAATGACGTGGCTACCGATTCGACCACCCAGGCGGGCGATCAGCGGTACCCGGTTGAGGAGCTGGCGGTGCGCAATGGTACCGACCCTGGAGTCCTGGCCGGCATGATGGAGCACCGGCGCTATGCGTCCGGCAAGGCTCTGACGGAGGCCGAGTACACCACGGCCCTGGCGGAATTTCTGGGTGCGCCGGCGGCTGCCCGGTTGCAGAGGAGCTGATAGATGTCGCTTTCCAAACTGACCAACACCATCAAGGATGGATCACTCGGCGCCTCCAGCGGCTCCAATTCTGGCGCCTTTGCGGTGGTAGGGGTTTCGGCCCTGTTTCCTGCGGGCATAGTCGGTGTATCCGATCCACTGACGATCATGGACACCTTTGGCGACGGCGCCCTGCGCGACTTTCTGGAGGGGGCATTCTCCACCGGACGGCCGACTGCCTATTGCCGGGCCATTGAGGGGACCACCCCTGGAACCGTCAGCGCGGTGACTTCGGTCAAGGTCGGCGTTGGCACCGTTTCGGTGAGCGGTTTACCCCGCAACGCCTATGGCGTCGCCGTGGAAATCCTGGAGACCGGCGGACTGAACTCCGCGATCTTCCGCACGGTGATCGACGGCGTGGCGTCCAAGCGCTACACGGTACCGGCCAACCCTGGCGCGTTCGTGATTCCTGATACTGGCCTGACCATTACCTTTGCCGGTGCCGGAGAAGACGCTTTCAAGGCTGGTGATGTGCACAGCTTCAGCAGCACCGAGCCCACGGCCAGCAATGCCGAGATTCTCGCGGCCATCGATGAGCTGCTGGCGGCCAAGCTGTCGATCAGTGCCATCTACATCGCCGGCGTTTCCAGCTCGGCCCTGTGGGCGGCCTTTGATGCCAAGCTGAAGGCCGAAGAAGCCAAGAACAATTTCCTGTTCGGTTACTGCCAGGTCCGCTACATGAACGCCAACGAGAACAAGACCCAGTGGGTCGATGCCCTGGCGACCGCCGAACGCGGTGCGGTGGTATCGGTTCGCGTCGGCGTCGTGGCCGGCTGGATGGAAGAATCCGACACCCTGAATGG